CGCGGGGGCCCTTTGGTGTGTAACACCCCTAATCAAAGCGCCCCAAAAGGGTTGCTGAGATGTTTGGGTCACTGTTACACTTTGCCTGCTCTTCTCCTAGGAGATGATCAGGACTTTGCCAAGATGTCACGGCGTGCTAGATGCGGACACCCGATTCACTTACGATACGTTCTTAAACGTCATTGTATATGTCACCGGGATCTAATTCGACACACGCTTTGCTCTTGGGTTGGTTGAGGCTTCAACAACCTCGGCTCTTTTCCGCCAGAGATATCTCTGGCGAGGTCTGTGATCTCAAGAGGACTATCATGCCATACTACCAACGCAGGATCTACCGAAAAGAAGAACTCGAACGCATCGGTGGCACTACCCCGTGTGTCACGTGGACGCCCTTGGGCGTTACGTGGTACACGTCGGCATCCACCGAAGGCGGCGAAATTCTTCACTCGGAAAAGAACCCTGATTGGAGGCGTGATATTGCACAAGGAAGGTCAGCTACGACGACGTTCTTAGCGAACGAAATCGAAATTGACTTTACGCATGGCTATGTTGAGGCCAGGCGGCTGTGTACATTTGGGTCACCGGCAACACAACGCTGGGCATCTGAAAAGATATCCGGCTACGTGAATGACGGTTTCTCCGATGTAACACTACCTTCGGTTGCTCCTGAGATTATTGATCTCGACGCTGATGCACGTGCACGTCAGGATTTTATCAGGCGAGCCAGGAATGCGCAAGGAGCCTTTAGGGGCTCCACGTTTCTTGCTGAACTCGCTGATACTCTCCGGACTATACGTAGACCCGCTGCGGGGCTTCGTTCGTCAGTTGACGAATATAGCTCAGTGGCCCGACGACGCATTCACAAAGCGATCGGACGGGATCCACGCGGTGTGCGCGCTCAAGATCTGTCTAAACGACAGTCTAGGGCAGCAAACCGTGCATTGTCAGATAGTTGGCTGGAGGCCCAATTTGGGTGGCTCCCGCTGATTAGCGACATAGGGGAAGCTGTCGAAGGCTACAACCGGTTCAGCAAGCGCCAGTTGCTTGAGCGAATTGGCTCAGACGCAACGAACGTGAGTGACCCGGTACATACCTTCCATGGCAGTACTTCCCGATGCATGAACTTCAGAACAGAGGTATTGACCTCCTCTGAATATCTTGTGCGGTACTACGGTGCAGTGAAGTGTAATATGAGATCTTTTCCTGAAAGTTGGTGCGAGGAAGCGGGCTTTCGAGTCCGCGACTTTGTACCGGCACTTTGGGAGTGGATACCATATTCATTTCTAGTGGATTATTTCACCAATATAGGTGAAATGATTGAAGCGGCTAGCTTCCCTCGGAGTGACTTAGCTTGGGCGGCGAGGACCTTCGTGAATGTAAATATCCGGGACGGTTCCCGGATGACAGGCACGAAGATATCGTCCAACCCGTATCCAAGCAACGGTTACACTGAGGTGCTAAGCTTCTATCCATCGGCGATTAAGATACGCCGTAAGTTTGTCTCGAGAACTAACTATACCGGCTCCTTTGTACCCAGTCTCCAGTTAGAAATACCTGGTTTCCGGAACTACAAACGCTGGTTGAATATAGCAGCTCTTGCAAACCTACGGGGGATGAAACGTTAGGATCAGAGACAAACCTGGTAACAGGATCTCTGGTGACCAAAGCGTTGATTCCATTGTTAACCTCTTACTAAAGGCCAACATAAAATGGCGTTCACGCTAAGTTCGCCGGTAACAGGTCTCGCCCAGACGGGCTTGACTTCACCGACGTACACGCTCTCCGCAGACACTCCGCCTGTTTCTCATTCGAAACAGTACGCGGTGACTGCGTTGGGCGGCACCCAGACCGGTGTTGAGGTTCATGCAATGAGCCAGCCGTTCACAGTGGCAATGTTTCGGCCGGCGGTCCCAAAGACCATCGGAGTTCCGAATCCATCCACTGGGGTGATCCACAATGTTCCTCGAAACGTTTCGAAGATCATTGTTCGCAAGGGTGTCAACATCGCCGCTGACCAGGCTCCCGTAACCGCGGTTTTCACACTCACGTGTGACATCCCGGCCGGGTCCGATGTCTACGACGCTGAAAGCATCCGAGCTGCATTGTCGCTATTGTTCGGGTCTTGTTCCCAGATTTCGTCTGGGATCGGCGACTCGGTCATCAACGGGGTGCTGTAATGGCATCTCGTTCGACCAAGTACTCCAGTCAAGACTTGATCCAACGCTTGCTCTGGGCTTTGATAGGATACTTCAGCTCCCTTTCGGGGGTTGTTGACCTGCCAATGTCCATGCTCGCGGGCCTGGGTTAAAAACCAGGTTGGATCTAGAACGTAGCTTCAATGGGAGAACAGTATGTCCGGTGTTAATCGGCAAGTGTTACTTTCGTGCCTTCGGGCAGACCTTCCGTGTGATCCCTTAGCGGACAAAAAAAGTCCGTTCTGGTCTCACAAGGATGTAGCTGTAACAACGCTCTTGGGAAGCGTCTTCAAGAAATTTGAAGACCCTAATCCTGAGGCGGATGCCAAGGCTATATCTAAGTTTCTTGCAGTCAATAAAACTGCCGGATCTTGGAAAATCGACACTGATACACTATCTTCTTGGGATGCAGAACTTCTTGGAACCGTAAAACGGTGCCTCGATGATTTCTTTCATCCAGCAGGTGAATTATTAGCCCCTAGTCTTGACTCCCTATTTTTACATGGGGATTTGGGTCCGGGGGCGAACCTGGGTAGTGTAGGTGGGGACTTCTATACCAAGATGTTCTCCTCCATACTAACTGTGTCGAATCTGTCACTGTACTCATCGTACAGACGATCCATAGCCAACTACCCCTCTTGGTCGATAGCCGAGAATCAACGGCTTAGAACAATGGGTGGTCCTACGGTCGTAGAAGGTAACCGCACAACCTGCGTACCTAAAAACGTCGATATCTCGCGGACAATCTGCACTGAGCCCACATTGAATATGTGGTATCAGCTAGGATTGGGAAACCTCATTCGCGAACGATTGAAGCAATCCTTTGGGATTGATTTATCGAACGTGGCTGAGATTAACCGTGAGATGGCACGACTAGGCTCTAAGGAGAATTTGACCGGCAAACAGGAAGGTTGTGTTGGAATCGATGAAGATCGGTTCTGCACAATTGACCTCGAGTCGGCCTCTGACTCTATGAGCTTAGGCATGCTGCAGTTCATGCTCCCGAAATGGGTGTTTGAGCTGCTCATGTTCCTTCGGAGTCCCGTCACAAGGATGCCCGATGGCTCTCGTGTCGAGTTGAACATGGTGTCGACGATGGGGAATGGTTTTACGTTCCCACTCCAGACATTATTGTTTAGCTGCATCGTTACTGCGGTCTACGAGCAGGCGGGTATTCCCCGCAAGCGCGTGGATGGCGCGGAGCCCAACTTTTCGGTGTTCGGTGATGACATAGTTGTAGTCCGTAAGGTCTACAAGCGTGTCCTCCGAGTGCTCGATTTGCTGGGCTTTACCGTCAACGCAGATAAGTCCTTCTTTGAGGGACCGTTTCGTGAGTCCTGCGGGCATGACTATTATAATGGTCAGTTCGTCCGCCCAGTTTACATTCGTAAACTTGGTGGCGTGCAGGATACTTACGTCGCCTTCAACAAACTCATCAGATGGGCTAGTGGACATGGGTTTAGTCTCCCATGTACAGCGCAATACCTGCTCAAAAAGGCCCGGTTCAATCCGGTTCCTCTTTGGGAGTCTGATGATGCTGGTTTCAAGGTCCCCGAGTGGAAGATTCCAACGCAACTCAAAAACGGATTCCTCCGAGGTGTGCGCGTTTATAAAGCGTGCATAGCAAAGAGGGCCGTAATAAAGTTGCATGAAGACTCCATTTGGGTTCCAAGAGGCCAGCGTAAACGCGAATACAACCCGATCGGGTTGTTAGTAGCGGTTACTAGAGGCGAGTTTAGGGATGGTGAGCTTACACCCCGGCAAAAAGGTGCAAGCAAAACCGTCTGGGTCCGGAGGACAGCCCTATCTTGGGATGTCCCACCGGTGTCCGATCTTAGAGGTCATTTGGCGTGCGAACGTCTTGCTTTTAGCAATGCGAAGCTCGCTAGGATGGCCTTCGGACGTGTGGTCTGGCCCGTTGCGGGTCAGGTCTCAGGGGAG